GCCCGGGCTGAAGATGAAGCCATGACAGCAAAGCCTGAGGTTGCTCCTGAGGCTGCTCCTGTGGCTGACGCTGTGGCACCAACTGTTGATCCAACAGCATCAGCAGTCATTGACCCTACTGATCCACTGAAGCCAGTAGCGGGTGTAGATACTGCTCGTCAAGCACCAAGTGTTGCTCAGATGCGGGCTGTTGTTACTGATGCTCCTTCAGTCAAGGAACTCCACGACTTGGTGGCAAGTGGTGCAGACACTACTGCGATTGCTGCCCGTATCGATGAACTACAGAAGAAGGGTCTCATTAACCTGAACCCTATCCTTGGGAAGATCCCAGGGAAGCCCGGGGTAAAGCCTGGTCCACCTACTGCCAATATGTACGAAGAGGTGATTGTCGCCCTCCGTCAATTCGATAAGAACCCTGAACTCTTTGGCAAGGCAGGATCTGCTTCCAACGAAGCACACCGTATGCAAGCCATGGGTTTCCTCAAGGCTGCCGCTGAGACTGGTCAGATCAACGGTGAAGAGATGGTGCAACTAATGAAGCGTGGTGTCGTAACGGCACAGGAGCTTTACCGACAGTTGCCATTCATCCTTGGTCTCGAAGCAGCAACACGACATAACGCCCTCCAAGCCATCCGTTCTCCCGGTGCAGATGCTGAGGCGTTCCTCAAGGCATTCACTGTGGTCTCCGGATCCACCCGCACGATCAAGTCTTACCTCGGTAAGAACCTCCAGATGGTTCAAGCATTCGGGGATATGGACACGATCTCCAAGGGCTTCAATGCGCTCTCACCGGCTGACCAGCGGGTGCGTATGGAGATGTTTGGTGATGCCCTCGAATTGCTCCTTCGGGATCCATCAACAGGCCGCCGTGCTGCAACGCTGCTTACCGAAGGTTCCTATCGAAGTGGAATGCGTGTGACGGTTGAGATGTTCCGTAACTCGATCCTGTCGGGACCAAAGACCCTTGCGGTTAACTCATGGAACGGCTTGCAGATGTTGGCAATGCCTCTTGAGCGGGCTGCTGGTAAAGCATTGTCAGGTGATGCAGCGGGCGCAGCGAATGAACTATCGGTACTCACGCGGTACTGGTCACAGACTACGGATGCCTATCAGGCTTTCAAGGTCTCCCTGTCAGAAGAAGGGGACTCTTTCGTACTCGGTAGAGGCAACCAACAATACGGTGATGAGTTCGTACCAGGGCGGCGCATTGGTTCCAAGGGTGTTGCTCGACTGAACAAGGTTGATGATGTCACCGGCGCAGTCCAACGCACACCAGCCGGTGCTGCTGTTGACTTCGTGGGTCAAGTGGTAAATGCCCCCATGAGAGCCCTCGGTAGTTCCGATGAGTTCTTTATGACCCTTGTTGCCCGCTCAGAAGCCGATACGGTTATCCGTGCTGAAGTAGCAAAGCGCATGAAAAAGCCGCTCACTCATGCTGCGGTATCAGCAGAGGTAACCCGGCTCCGTGATCTCCTCTTCATCGATGGTCAGCTGTACACACGCAAGACTGTAGAAGAGCGTGGGTTCCGTCAGGCTCGGGATAAGTACCTGCCTGGTGCTTTCCGGGAAACCCTCGGTGCCGTGGTCGCTGATCGCCTAGGGAAACCTGTGGCTGACCCAGCAGTGGTCAACGAAGTCAGTCGCCTCTACAACGCATCCATCAAGGCTGGCAAGGTTGATCGAGATGCCATCAAGGCTATCGCTAATGAGGCTGAACGCAAGTCCGTCATGTCTGCCTTGGATGCCTCGGGTGCCAAGGCGAAGGCTCATCCACTATTCATCCCTGAAGTCCAACGGTATGTCGATCAGAACTGGGATGCCTATATCGATAGCGACATGGCTCCTGTTGGTGGCAATATGCAACAGGCCGCCGGTGAGGACTATCGAGTCCTTCAGCGTGTCTCAGGCGAAGTAGAGCGTCGAGTCAAGGAGCAAACTTGGAAGCGTGACTACACCGATATCGCTGATGAAGCAGCACCCTTTGGCTCACGACTCGTAGGCAACATCGGCAAGGCGTTCTCAACAGCAGTCGGTCATGTACCTGAACTGCAACTGATTGTTCCGTTCATCAAGACCCCTACGAACCTACTCGCCTTCGTTACAGACCGTAACCCCATCGGGCAGAGTCTGGCTTGGGTGCAAGCAGCCAAGGCTGGTGATCAGAAGGCAGTTGCTCAGGCAGCAGGGCGATTGGCTACCGGAACTGTCCTGTACACCACAGGCATTGGTCTAGCAGCGAGTGGCATGATCACGGGCAAGGGTCCTGTAGATCCCGACATCCGAAAGCAACTCCTTGCATCCGGTTGGCAACCCTATGCCATCAAGGTGGGAGGCGTGTATGTCTCCTTCGGACGCAATGACCCAGTAGCCACCTTCCTTGGAATCGTTGCGGACACTGTGGACATCAGCCGCAGCACCTATGACCCAACCCCTGAGGACAACGGGATCATCATGGGTATCTCTAAGGCTGCCATCATGTCTATCGCTAACAATGTGACTTCCAAGTCATACCTGCGTGGATTGACTACGGCTATGTCAGCGGCCATGGGTGATGAGGCTGCTGCAAACAAGATGATGCGTCAGTTTGCAGGAGCAGTTGTACCGAACGCCTTGGCACAGAGTGAAGCAGCCTTTACCGATAGCACTATCTATGAAACCCGTAACGCAGTCGATGCCATCTTGGCTCGTTTGCCCCTTACGGGTACCTCAGTAGATAAGACCCGTAATGCTCTTGGGGAACCACTGCAAGGTGCAGAGAGCCCTTGGTCTCTTCTTCTCCCCGTGAACGCCACCAAGGCAACCAAGGATCCTGTGAACCGTGCTCTATCGGATTCCTTGATCTCAGTTGGTGGTGCCCGTCGAACCCTCCCAGGCAACATCGATCTCAAGCAGATCAAGTTGAAGAACGGTCAGTCTGCCTATGACCGCTATGGGGAACTAACGGGTCAAGTGAAGATCGGTGGGAAGACTGTGCGTGACCAACTGCGCTCCGTGATCTCATCACCGTTCTTCAAGGGTCTCCCTGAAATGGGAACCGATGGGATCACAAGTCCCCGCACATCGCTCATCCGAGGGCAGGTATCTGACTACCGTCGCGTTGCCCTTGAGAAGTTAATCAAAGAGTCCCCTGAACTAGCCCAAGCCATGGCTCATGCCCGTGATGTTAAAGCCAATCTTTACCGAGGAAACTGATGCCAGCATTCTATGAACTGAACTACTACGCCCGTACTTTCTACTCAGGCAATGGAAGCACCAATGACTTCTTGGTGACCTTCTATGGGGGAGCACCGCTCGATCCAAGTCATGTACGGGTGTATGTGAATCAGACACAGATATCGAGTGGCTGGTCTTTCGTGACCATCAACGGTGCAACCTATGTCCACTTCGATGATGCTCCTCCTGAAACCTCACCAGGCAATGTGATGCTCCGTCGATTCACACCGGCGCGTGAGGCTGACCGTGTGATCAACTTCAACGATGGTGATGTACTGACTGCATCAGACCTGGATATGTCGCAGCTGAACTCCCTGTATGTATCTCAGGAATCCTCGGATCAGTTCCTCGACCAAGGTGGAGCAGGGGTCAGCATCAACTTCGCTGAGACCATTACGGGATCCAAGACATTCACGGGAACTACGACTGTTGCTCCTGAAGGATTCTTCAAGTTTCTACAGGGTCTTGACACGCTTGCAGATAAGTCAGTAAACGGTAAGCAGTATGTACTTGGTGCGAACGGTACTAGTGGTGATGTCCATTGGGAAGAGACCACGATTAACCCAGGATCACTTCCTGTGTCTGTGGTTCAGGCAGACCTTCCGGTTGAGGGGCAGACAATCACTGCTCCTAAGACATTCAACGCACCTGTCATCCTCGGTGACACACTTAAAGTAGTTGGAACCAATGTTGTTAACAAAGCCCTCGTATCAAATACGAATGATGGCAATGTCGTTTGGTCGCCTGTTGTCAACAGCATCAAGCTTGGATCCGAGGCTGCTACACCGTCCACAGGAACAGTGGTCATTACACCGGCATCCATTGGTGCCCTGTCTGCCGGGGAAAGCGGAGGTACGCAGACTGTAGCGGGACCCGTGACCTTCACAGGGAGCGTGGGTCTCGGCGATAACGCAGCCGCAGATACCCTGACCGTTCAGAGTGATCTGAACCTTGCCATTGGTAATGAGGCCGCCGGTAAGGTGCTGACTTGTATCGATGCCAATGGATCAGCAGCATGGCTCCCAGCGGCTGCTACGGGGATTACATCGGTGAACGGGGACTACGGACCAACAGTGTCTATTACACCTGCTAGTCTTGGTGCTGCTGCCTTGGGAGGTGCTCCTCAGACCATCGCAGCAGTGACATCGTTCAGCAGTAATGTGAACCTCGGTAGCGTTGCTACAGATACTGTAACGATCAACGCGAAACTAAAGTATCCCGTGAACGGGTATGCGGCAGGTAAGGTGTTGTTCAGCCAAACGGATGGTGAGGCTGTGTGGGGATCCCTACCAGCATCAGTTGCGTCTGTTAACGGTTACACAGGCATCGGTAACTCAGGTGCCGTCACACTATCAGCAGCCGATGTATCTGCTGTAGGTGTGTCAGGTGATCAAGACATTGGTGGTGTCAAGACATTCACGGGTACTGCTAAGGCAGTCGCAGCAGAGGTCACTGGAACCCTGAAATACAATGTAGGTGCCAACCTACAGGGCAAAGTCCTAACATCAGATTCAAGTGGTAATGCGACTTGGGCTACAGCTGCTGCGACAGGTATCACATCTATCAATGGTGATTACGGACCAACGGTATCCATTACACCTGGTGGCATAGGGGCTGCTGCGCTGGGTGGTTCTCCTCAGACCATCGCAGCAGTGACATCGTTCAGCAGTAATGTGAACCTCGGTAGCGTTGCTACAGATACTGTAACGATCAACGGTAAATTGAAGTATCCCGTGAACGGATATGC